GAAAAGTATGCCATTTTGCATATTGTACAAAAACTCCGTTTTATCAAAGACGAGAGTTTAACATACAAAAATGCAGGCGAAAGTCGTAAATGTCCCTTTTCTGTGTTGTTATGTGGAGATTCTGGTGTAGGTAAAACTTCAATAACTGAAATACTTATTGCGTATTTTGGTAAATTAAGAGGCTTAACAGTCGCTAGTGAGTTTATATACACGAAGAATCCATCGTCAGATTTTTATGACGGTTTTAGAACGCAATGTTGGGCTATGATTTTAGATGAAATAGCCACACAACATCCTAATTTAGGAACATTAGATCCAACTCTTACAGAGTTAACTAAATTAATAGGAAATAATGCGTGTGTACCAAATCAAGCAGCCTTAGAAGATAAAGGCAAAACACCTTTTAGAGGTGAGTTTGTTATTGGTACAACTAACACAGAACATATGAATGTTGCATACAACTTTTCAAACCCTTCAGCGGTACAAAGACGAATGCCATTCATCATTACTCCTTCTGTTAAAGATGAATTTGCAAAAATTACTTTAGCAGGTAGAAAAGTATTAGATTCTTCAAAAGTTATTATTAACGATGGAGAATATTGTGATGTTTGGACTTTCGAAGTAAAGGAAGTTTTCCCAAAACCAAATAAATTAAAAGCTAATGAAGGAAAATTAGCAGATGTTCAAGTGATTTCTCCTATAGGAGGATTCACTTTGGATGAATTATTGGTTTGGTTCGGAAAAGCCATTACACAACACTTTATTAATCAAGATAAAGTGAAAAAAGCCGTCGATGTTATTCGTAAAGTAGAAGTGTGTAAAGGTTGTTATAACCAGAAAACCAAGTGTTCATGTCAAATTGAATCAAGAAGAATTTTAAGATCTTTCATGAATGTAGTTAAATATATATTTATACTATATTTAGAAATATGTTGGAATGTTATTGTTACATTGCCTATAGCAATGTACTTTAAGTCCATGTTCTATAGATTCTTATTCTCGTTATCTGCATTATTTGATGTAGATTTCTTGAGAATCGTGATTCGTATGATAGGTTCACACAATCAAC